GCTGGAAGTAACATTGGTATACAGGGAGGTGCTGAAATTAAAATGATAGCTGGAGGAGCATTTAATATCCAGGCACCATCAGTAGCTATAACTGCATCAGGAAATGCTACAATAGATGCTCCATCGGTTAGCTTAGGCACTGGTGCAGCTGAGGCTATTATGAAAGGAAATACATTCCAAGAGATTTTTGATGCACATGTCCATCCAACTGGTGTTGGTCCAAGTGGACCTCCAACGACATCTGCCGCACCAGCATTAAGTACAATCGTTACAACTGGATAATCATGGCATTTAATCGTAAACTAGTCGAATATACTGCCTTTTTCTCATCGTTGGCGTCTCCGAATGAAGCAGTTACTGCAGCTACAATTGCTGCTGCATATAACTTGGCTGCTAGAACTGCAACGCCGAGAACGCAGTTTAAAATACCGGCATTTCCAGTAAACTTAAAAGGGCCTAAAATTATTGCAACCGGCTTAACGTCATCCTTTTTAGCCTCTCGTGCATTGCCTCTAGGCAAAATATCACAAGGGATTTGGTTAGCTGCTGCACGTCAGGTAATTTTATATTGGACTGGAGTTGTATTCAACCCAGCAGTTCCACCATCAACTGGTGGGCCGCCACTTGGTCTTCCAGGGGGCGTGAACATTGTTACATTTCCAGGTAACCAAGCAAAATTAGCTCTAGATTTACGAAACGCATTTTTAGAGGGAAGCGCAAGACAGAGTAGCCAATCATTAGGCAGGGCCTTTACGAACCACCTAAGAAGTGTAAAAGGACAGTGGGTTGGAACTAGCACAGCTGGCACACCATTGACTGTTCCTTGGAATGGGCTTAAGTAGCATAGCTAATATGTGATATATAATATAGTTTTTAACCTTGTAAAATAATAAAATGCCAAAGCAGCAAATACTGATTCAACTCAGTGATGATCCATTTGATACTAAAAAAGTTGAAGTAGATTTACCAAAAGACGTAAAACTTTTATGTAATAGGCCATATGCTTTAGAACACTTAGAAATGTATGGACTAACTATTGAACAGTCAGAGCCTGCAATTTCTGATGATAATTCATATCTAACAGAAGGAACTGTCATAGGATTATCCGATGATACTGCGCTTGTTCAAATAGACAAAAAGAGAACAGCTGCTGTTCAATTAAGTAGTGAAAGTAGATCTGTTATTGATCAACTAGAAGTCGACATGGCAATTGATATTCATGTTAGACATACTAACAAGGGAGATATTATTGGATCAATAACCGAGGCTATAAAGATAAAAACTAAACAAGAATTATTTGATTCCATAGGAGACAAGACTGTTGCATTCCCGGGTTATGTTAAAGAATTAATACATGGCGGATATTGGGTAAATATTGCTGGTATTGATTGCTTCATGCCAGGATCAGTTGCAGGTCTGAATAAATTACATGACTTTGAATCTTTAGTAGGGCGAGAAATTTATGTAATGGCTATAAACTTTTCAAGAGAAAAGAATGTAGTCGTGGTTTCGCATAGAGAATACCTCAGAACATTAATACCTGATGCAATCGATAACTTAAAAGGCAACATTGAAACAAAAGTTAAGGGATTCGTTACCGGAACTACTAAGTTCGGGGTATTTGCGCAGTTTAATGATTGTCTTACAGGTTTGATTCCCGCTGAAGAGTTAGATGAAGAGACTAGAGA